CTCTAATCCCATCAGCCATCATTGTCTCCTAAAGAAAAGGGGGCCGAAGCCCCCTAGTCCCGACCGGGAACTCCCAGTCCATTCTACGCTTAGTAAGCGCCGGCTGAGCCGAAGATTCCAAGCGGATCTGACCAGCCGAAGCTATAACGCTCGCGGCTCTTGTAACGCACGTTGCCCGTGTCAAAGTCACCGTCCATTGACTCAGCTCGCGGAATACGTACGAAGTGCTTCAGACCGTTCGGTACATCAGTGGTCAGGAACCATGCGTTCGGGTCGGTCAGATAGTGGTTAATAGTATAACCTTCTGGGACAACGCCGTTGTTCTTGATTGCATTGATGTCGTTGTTGTTGGTACCAACGCGGAGCTCGGTTTCGAGCAGGCGGGTAGCAACGAACTGAAGCTGCGGAGGAACGATCAGCTTCTTCGGCTTAGCAGCGATCAGCAGCGAACGTTCGTCAGTCCACAGAGAGATCTGGATAACAGCCGCTTCAAGAGAAGTTTCGTTAAGATCTGCACCGGTAGAAGCCGTGTTGCTGTTGGTGCCACCGCTAACAAGCGGGTGAGCCGTAGAGAACAGAGAGACGCCATCGCCACCAACATAGGTAGAGTTGAAGCCATTGTTCAGTACTGCTGCGGCCTTAACCTGCTTGGTGTAAGCCATAGCACGAGCCAGAGCCTTGGTATAACGAGCAGACAGTGAGTCGTACAGGTTATCTTCAATAGCTTCTTCAGTGATGGAGAAGCCAAGAGCAATGGGTTCGTGGTTGTATCGAGCGGTCCATGCTTCCTGTGCATTGTCATACGAGATCGCCTGACCTTCGTTTTTGACAGGAGCAGCTGAGAAGCCAGACAGCTTGGTTTCTTCTTCGAAGGAACGTTCAGAGGTCTCAGTTTCGTAGATCTCTTTGTGCTCTTCGCCGTAACGAGCATATTCCAAGCCGAACAGGGCGTTCAGACCGGGAAGGAGCTCTTTAAGAAGTTGGGCGCGTGAAATAGCCATTTATCTTACTCCTTCAGATTAAACGCCAGCGGCATTGGTGTAGCCTTGGAATCCTTGATTCCAGACAACACGAACTTCCGGATAGCCAACGAAAGTAACCGCAGTGCCGCTAGCCAGCGTAACAGCAGAGTTCACGGTGACCGTGGTGCCGTTGACATTGGTGACGGTAATGAAGTTACCAGCCAGTGAGCCCGTGCCAGTCGGCGCAACAAGCTGCATACCAGCCTGAATTGCAGAGTTAGCTGCGGTCAGGGTAACCGTGGTGCTAGAACCAGAGGTGCTAGCAACAGCTGCAATAGATACAGCGGTATCCGGAACGAGCTGAACAACACGGAACGGAAGGGCCGTAGCAACACGGGTGTTACCAACGGTACCTGAAGTGATTACACCACCAGATACAGACATAGCAGAATCACCCGTGGTGGTGCTGCCCGTAGCGCCAGTAATAGCGTATACGTTAGTACCAACGAAGATCTGTGACATGTAGCCAATGGTTGAACCGGTGTTAGCCAGTGAGGTGCTCTGAGAAGTAACAGCAACCTTGAATACAGTGCGCGGGTCATCAATGATGTACGCAACTGCGTCCTGAGCAACCGTACCAGCAGGCCAGTACTGTGCGCGAACGCGCTGGCTGGTGCCCGGATTGGTGTACTCAACACCCATAAAGATGCCAAGGGTGCCATCAACAGCAGTGCCCGGAGAGCTAGCTGCGCTCATAGCAGATTTAATTACAGTACCGCCAGAAAGCTGTACGAGGTCGCCGTTGAACAGGTTGGTGTTATAACCCGTCGCAATCGGGTACATACGGGTAGAACCCGCATATACAAGACCACCCAGCTCATTGATCGGCTTGAACCCGTAGGGGGCCGAGACAATTGGATAAGCCATAGGAAACTCCTAAAATTAAGAATTAAGACCCTTTGCCAAAGCTATGCTCAGACTTACCTTCTTTAAAGATAGGCATGCGAGAGTCGCTCTGACGCATCAGGTTGTTATCCACCGCCTCAGTCTGCAGTGAGGTCTGCCTATTAATATAAGCGTTCCGTTGTTCTACAAACTCGTTTGGCGTCTTGCAGAGTAACAACCCACCAATCTCAATGTTGTCCTTAAAACGACTATTGGGATCGATTAGCAGTGTAAACTTCGGCTGCTCTTCAATCCTTACTGGCTCCCAACCCTCGCGGAATTTAGAAGACAAGTTACGCGGATCAGCTGTGCCGAGAGTAGAAGAACGAATCCAACGATAGGTATAACCCGGCTCTTTATCAGGCTCAGGGAGAAGTTCCGGTGGCATCCACTGCTTGGGACGCTCAGAAAATTCTCGGGTATCTACTTCTCTGGTAATTCTATTCGTAGCCATGTCAGGCCTCCAATTTCAAAAGTTCACGGACGTATTGTTCAGGAGTAAGGCCAAGTTTCTTGGCGATAGCTACCTGAGATTGCTTCAGTCTTACCCGCTTCGGTGCTGTCGACCGAGCTGCTGAGGCAACGACCGTGGCTGGCTTTGCTTTTGGCTTGTCTGCTTTTGGCTCTGCCTTCTCGTCCCCTTCAAAATAGTCGGGGAAGCGTTTCCGCATTGTCTTGTCCAACGCTGCGTAATACTTTTCAGATCCAATTTCTACCCCATTGTCCCGAAGGTCTTCATGCACCCCTAGAGCGGTGGCTGTCATAACCCGGTCTTGTCCGAACCAAGGGTTTTCTTCCTGCCACTCCATTACCCTATTGTCAGGGCGTGGTGCTTGCGGAACCTGCTGAGGTATATATTGTTCCTGTTGGGGCGTTTGTACACCTCCAAAATCATCTTGTAAAGCTCTTTCTACTTTACCTCTTTTAACTCCGTCTAATTCCACCTGAAGCTTAGTCATTTTCTCCTGAGCTTCGGCCATAGCATCGGAATCGCCCGCTTCATAAGCGTCCTTAAACTCCTTCTTAGCGGCCTTTAACTGGATCTCAGTAGTCTCTTTCATGACCTCCTGATACTCAGCTGCCTTACTATTAACGAGCTCTCTAATACGCTGGTTCTCAACGTATAGACGCTTGGCGGCTTCCAGAGCAGCCTGCTGTTCACGCTCTGCGGACTCACGTGCGCGGCGCTCATCGTTCCACACCCGCTTCATGCGGATGAGCTTGTCCTTAGCATCCTTGCTGTACTTGTCGAGGTCATCGACCTCAACTTCCAGCTCTTTTACCTTCTTAGGGTCCGGAGGAGTTCGGCCTCGGTCTTCTTCCGGGGTATCGTCCTCAATCTCAATTTCAAGTTCACCGCCTTCGTTCAGCTCGGTGTCATCCTGCTCATCGGGGAATTTGTAATCCAAATCATTACCGGCCATGTCCGCCTCCTTTAAAACTTACGTTTAATACCGCGGGGATCTTGGACCACCGCTTCTACAGAGTCATCATTAATAAGACGGAACTCACGGTCGTGAATTACCAGCCTTGTACCTGCGTTCGGACGCACGAGAATAAAGTCGCCCTCTTGGCACCATGCGCCTGAAGGGAATCTCGCCGTATCTTTGTAGCAGTCAGGACCCATCTTTACGACGAACAGTACCGTCGTCAGCAGCTCATCCGTACGTACGGTCTCGTCTGCCTTAATCAACCCACTGTCGTATTCCTTCTCTGCTTCAGGAATAGCACACAAAATGCGATATCCCTTCGGTTCAGGCAGCTGTCGCGCCTTCTCCTCCGCAGAGTTATTAAGCACCGCCCCCAAGTCCACCGCCTTACTTAAATCTAGGTTAGTCATTGTCCGACTGCTCCAATTGTCGTTTGAGGTCTGCGATTACAAAACACGCGGACTCCAGACCTCGAATCTGCCCGCATGTATACCGATACTCGTCGTACGAAGATGCCCCGCCAGACGCCAAAGCGTCTGACAGTACAGCGATCCTTTCCTTGTATTCCTTAACTAGATATTCATCAAAGTCCACGCTTCACCCCCTACCTTTACATTTACTCACTCTTAGCTTTACCTTTCGGCTTAGCTCCCCTATCTTTCTCGCGTTCTGAAATGTCGTCCTCGTGTCGGAGGAGTTCAAGCGCCAGCTCCTTCTGCTGCTGGTCCTGCTTGTTAGCCATCTCGGTCAGGTGGGTGTAAGCCTGCATCGTCGCATCAGCCTTCATCTTCCTTCTGTCCGTATCCATCTTGGCACCGTGCGCCATGGTATCGACTACCAACTGCTGCCTCTTAAGTGCCAGCTCCTCGGTCTTAACCGCTGCGTCCACCTGATCCTTCTGAGCCTTGAGCATGAGCTCGCCCTGATCCTTCTGGGCCTTGGCCTGCTGTGCTGCCGCCTTAATCTGCAGCTCCTGCTGCTGGAGCTGGAACATCGGATCTTGTGCCTGCTGAGCTGCCTGCTGCTGTGCGGCCTCTGCCTGATTCTGCTGGAGGAGCTGCTGTGCAGCCTGAGCAAGGAGCGGAGCCAACCGTGCTTCAACCTGCGGGTCCATGTGCTGGTCTTCACCAGACTCATCCTTCTGCGGCGGGAGGCTAAAGCCAAGCTGCTGCTCGATCTGCACACGATATGCAAACCCTAAGTGCTCATTAATGTGAGCCATCATCGCCGCCTGAATCATCGGGGCCATCGGGTTATTTTGTAGCAACATCTGGAGCTTGGGATCCTGCATTGCACTCATGTG